CAGCTTTCAGCTTGTAGAGACTGGTGCTACCAAACAGCTTAGCTCTTTTGCAGAAATTGCTAAGGCTCCACAAAATGCTGTTGTTAACACAACCTCAGATAGGTATACTTCTGGCTGGATGGACACAGCGTTTGAAGTAGTTGATGGAATGATTATCTATCCACCAAAAGATATTCCAATAACATCGTACGCAGTTGTAACCCACATTGAAATGAAAATACGTGGAGCAATAAAGAACAAGATTAGTATTAGAAAGTTGCAGTATGCTTCTCAGGCATACAACGACAACACGTCAAATCCAATTGGAACAAAGTTCAACGTCCCAGTTTATCCATATCAAAAGCTTGGCGTATACTTTGATTACAAGTCAAGAAACCCATATAGAATCTACAAGGGTAGCACACCACACCTATATCTGACTAGAAAAAGCGGTATAGAAAAGGTTGGAGACTACGATCCACTAATTAACAGAGGCTTCTTAGTAAATGTAAACAACAAGAATGCTGAGTCCTACAAGGTTATTGGTGCCCAGATGTTTACATTCTATGGCAAAGATCAGTTCCCATCTGGAGAAACTAAGATGTTTGAGCTGGAGTCAGACTACATCTACGTCAAGGTATTCATGCAGCCAATTGGTAGATCACGCAAGAGAGCAAGGCTTTATGCACTTAATGCAAAGACTGGAGAGTTCCAGAATGGCGTTGCATTTTATATTAACGGAAAGCTTGTAAAAACACCAGTCATAAATGTCAATGAGTGGACGGTAATTGGTATGAGATTTGCTGAGCCACTTAAGTTTGACAATACGGTTGGAGCAATCCGTATAACTGGTCCAATCATGGTTAACAATATCTCGTATTACGAGTCTAGCGGTGTACAGGAAATTGAAAGACAGTCGTTTAGGATTTGGAACCAGGTGGTTGGCACATCATATGACTGGGACTACTGGAGAGCAAAGATCAATGACTTTGGCGATGCCTATCTCTGGTACGATGTTCTAGTTCTTTCATCTACGCAGTACTATGGGGTTAATCCATCTGATATCTATAAGGCCTATACTGGTACAAATAAGATAGTTGCTGGAGATAGCTCTACTCTATATGTGGGTGGATTGCTAGAATATAACGTCACAAAAGAAATAGACTGGTCATCCAGCATTGTAAAACCTCTATAATATGGTATACTGTTGGTTATGATACCACAAAAACCACGTATGCCTGGTCAAATTGGCGAAACAAAAGTACAGGTAATTGAAGAAAACTTTTCTAACTATGGAACATACGTTTGGATGAAGCCAAACGGAAAGCCATTTACTGACGGTAGAGGCAATGCCCTATCAATCGAAGGTATGAGAGATGACAAAGCTAGAATTAAAGAGCTAGCAGATGCAGCAAAGTATTGGGGACAGCCTGAGGGACGAGCTGTGTTCTATCCTAACATGAAGAAGATTACGGATGAAGAGCACTCTGAGCAGGTAGACAGAATGAAGCAGGGCTTGATCCCAAGCATGAATGACCTTGGTGCAGTTATTGCAGCCAAGAAGACACTAAAGCTTTATGGAGATGAGTAATGTCTGAATATATTATTAGTGCAAATATTGACAATCAAGAGGTAGAAGAAAATATCTTTAAGCGTCAAGATCCATTTGCAAAGTCCTGGGACGAGCTAAAGAACCTTAATGGTCTAGACAAAAACTTTAAGCGTCGTTCGGATAGAATGGCAAAAGCCTACGAAACACCAATCCCAAACAATGTAGACACAATGTCTACTGCATATCTTGCAGGTGCATCAGCCAGAGCTTCTGGACTAGACGGTGCCCAGACAAAGCAGATCAATCCTGGCACGGTATACAACAACGGATATGGTCTATTCGATGTAATCACTCCGCCATGGAACCTATATGAGCTAGCAAACTACTACGACACATCATTTGCAAACCACGCAGCTATTGATGCCAAGGTAGAAAATATTGTTGGCCTTGGCTATGACTTCCATGTATCAGACCGTACTCAGCTAAGGCTAGAGCAGCAGATGGAGCCAGACCAGCGTGATCGTGCTAGAAGCAGAATTGAGAGACTAAAGATTGAGCTACGTGACTGGCTTGAGAATCTCAACGATGATGATTCGTTTACGCACACCATGATGAAGTTCTTTACTGACGTTCAATCAACTGGAAATGGCTACCTAGAAATTGGTAGAACCACAAAGGGAGAGATTGGATACCTTGGTCACATTCCGTCAACAACTATGCGTGTTCGTAGACTAAAGGATGGCTATGTGCAGATCATTGGGCAGAAGGTTGTTTACTTTAGAAATTTCGGGGCAACTAATGCAAATCCAGTAACAGCTGACCCACGTCCAAATGAGATTATCCATTACAAGGAATACTCTCCACTTAATACTTACTACGGTGTTCCAGATATCATGTCTGCACTGTCTGCACTACATGGTGACCAGCTTGCCAATCAATACAACATTGACTACTTTAGCAACAAGGCGGTACCACGCTACGTTGTAACACTAAAGGGTGCAAAGCTATCTTCTGATGCAGAGGACAAGCTATTTAGATTCTTGCAGACCAATCTTCGTGGACAGTCTCACAGAACGCTGTACATTCCTCTACCAGGAGACTCTGATACCAACAAGGTTGAGTTCAAGATGGAGCCTATTGAGAACGGGGTACAGGAAGCATCGTTTAACGAGTATCGTGTACGTAACCGTGAAGACATTCTAATTGCTCACCAGGTGCCACTGTCTAAGATTGGTGGTGGAGATTCTTCTGCCATTGCTGCAGCTCTAGCACAGGACCGTACGTTTAAGGAGCAGGTAGCAAGACCAGCCCAGCGTAACCTTGAGAAGATGCTTAACAAGATCATTCGTGAGTACACAGACGTTGTAGAGCTAAAGTTCAATGAGCTAACTCTAACAGATGAGATTGCTCAGTCGCAGATTCTAGAGCGTTACGTTAAGACCCAGATTATGGTTCCTAATGAGGCTCGTGAAGTTCTTGGACTACCACAGCGTCCAGATGGTGACGAACCATTTGAGATGACATCTAGGCAGGCAGCAGATGCTCGTGCAAATACTGCAGGCAATCGACAGAGGGATGCTGAAAGAACAAATAATAATTCAGACAGCACATCTACAATTTCTGGAAGAAATGCACAAGGAGAAGGTGCCTCTTCCGAATAACATCGTAATTGTATGTTATAATATTGTTATTCCTTTTAAAAAAGGTATATAATAAGGTTAGTATGACTATTTCAAAGGCTCAGTGGAACACAGAGGGAGACAATGTTCGTCTCTCAATGCCGTTCAGCAAGGTAGATCAGGAACGTAGAATCGTTTCTGGGTTTGCCACACTTGACAACGTTGATAAGCAGGCTGACATCGTAACTACCGATGCATCTCTAAAGGCCTTTGCTAAGTTCCGTGGTAACATTCGTGAAATGCACCAGCCAATCTCTGTAGGCAAAATGGTATCCTTCAAAGAAGAGAAGTACTTTGATCCAGAGAGCAAGAAGTTCTATACTGGCGTATATGTATCAGCTTACGTATCTAAGGGTGCACAGAGCACCTGGGAAAAGGTTCTTGACGGAACCCTTTCTGGTTTTTCTATTGGTGGTCGTATGAATAAGTATGACGACATGTATGATGAGAAGATGGAAAAGACTGTCCGTGTAATCAAGGACTACGACCTAACAGAGCTATCCCTAGTTGACAACCCTGCAAACCAGTTTGCAAACATCATGTCAATTGAATAGGTTGATGGCGTTGACGTTGTTAAGGGTCTTGACACAGAAATTGAAAATGTTTTCTGGGACGACGAGAATGGAATTGTGACGGTATCAAAGGAAGATTCCGCAACTAGCCCAATCTCTGGTAACCCAATGAAGAATATAGGATTCGTTGAAACAAACGATACTGAGAAATCAGATGTAATAAAGTTCTTAGTTGATAGTGCTAAAGGCATGAATCTATCTAAGATGAACAAGGAGGAAGATCCTATGACTGAAACAACAGAGAATGTCGTCGTAGACGATGTAACAGTTGAAGATGCACAGGTCGCTCCAGAGGCAGATGCCACAGTTGAGGATGTCGTAAAGGCAGACGAAGCTGAAGCTACCAAGGCAGAAGACATGGATGAAGACGACACCAATGGTGATTCAGATCCTGAAGAGGAAATGGATAAGTCTGCAAACATGGAAGACAAGTCTTATGACGAGGAGAAGTCTGAGTCAGTGGACGAGGTAGCTGAGGTATCAAAAGCAGATGATGTAGTCGCTAATGCTATTGCTGAAATTCAGTCGGGCATTACATCAGCCTTTAGCGATCTATCAGCGGTCGTTAAGTCATTGAATGACGAGATTGCTGATCTTAAGAAGTCGCTTGGAGTAATCACAGCTGACGTTGCTTCTGTAAAGAACGATGTCACTACTACAAAGAGCGAACTAAATGAATTTGGAAAGGGGCTTGACGCAGTTGTTGCAGATACCGCTTTCCGCAAGTCTGGCGATCTTGGCGAGATCGTTCAGGAAACTCAGATAGAAAAGTCTGAGAACTCCCTATGGGGCGGTCGTTTCCTCAAAACTGCCGACTTATTTCGATAAGCATATCACTTAGGAGGTGACAATATGTCGGAAGAGATTATTAAGAACAATCCAGATGCTGCTGGTGACGACTCTGGTCTATACAATGGAGAAGGTGCCTTCGCTTCTGGTGGCGTTGGAGGTGTGAACAACCCTGGTGCAAGCACTCTGGGAAACATTCCAACAGCTAACTTTGGTGTAACCACTGGTCCAAACGCTGTGAACCCTTCTGGTGATGCAGGTAGCGGTATCCTTCGCCCTGAACAGGCACGTCGTTTTATTGACTACGTTTGGGATGCTACAGTTCTCGCCAAGGATGGTCGCAGGGTAACCATGCGAGCAAACACCATGGAGCTTGAGAAGGTCAATGTTGGAGAGCGTGTTATCCGTGCAGCTGCACAGGCTAACGGTGACTACACCAACACTGGTGCGACATTTAGCAAGGTAGAGCTAACAACCAAGAAGATTCGTCTAG